CGCCTGGCGTGGACGAGGACGGGGACGGGGTCGTCTACCGCGACATGGCCTCGTACGCGCGGGACGTGATCCTGACCCGGAACGACAGCACGTCGGCGAAGATCGCGTCGTCGTTCGTGAAGCCGGAGGACGTCGAGGCGGCCCGCTCGAGGCTTGACCTGATCAAGCGGACGCCGGCGAACACGCTCTCCTCGAACGTCGAGGGGCTGATCCCGCCGCAGCACATCGACCAGATCTTCCAGGTGATCCAGATGGAGCGGCCGATCGTCGCGTCGGCGCAGCGGGCCGACCTGGAGCGGGGGACGCTGACCTACCCGGTCGTGACGACCCGGCCGGTGGTTGCGGTGCAGGCGACGCAGAAGACCGAGGCCGGGAACACCGGCATGGTGATCGACATGGTCACGGCGACCGCGTCGACCTATCTCGGTGGCGGTGACCTGTCCTGGCAGGCGGTGAACTGGTCGACGCCGAACGCGCTGGACATGTGGTTCCGGCTGGCGGCGTCGGACTACGCACTGAAGACGGAGACGGACGCGGCTTCGGTCGTGTCGGCTTCGGCGTTCCTGTTCAACATCAGCTCGACGTTGGCGGCGACGCCGACGTTCGCGCAGCTGATGACGGCGATCGCTGCCGGTGGTGGCGACGTGTACGCGAACTCGGGCCGGATGGCCGACACGGTCTACATGGCCCCGGATCGGTACTGGTACGCGCTCGGGCTCACGTCCGACTCGTCCCTGTCGTTCGGGCAGACGGGCGCCCTGAACATCAATGGGGAGTCGCGGAACCTGAACGTCGTGGTCTCGCGTGGCCTGAACGCGGGCGAGATCATCGTCGGGGATTCCGACGGGCTCTTGGTTGCGGAGACGGCCGGTGCTCCGGTGGAGCTTCGGGTGACGGAGCCGGCGATCGGTGGTTACGAGGTCGGGATCATCGGTGCGTTCGAGGCTGTTGTTGTCGATGCGGGCGCGTTCGCGCTGGTGACGACCGCTTCGTAGGCGGTACTGGGGGCGTCCTTCGGGGCGCCCCCACCCCCGACCGGAAGATGACATGAGCCGATACGACGAAATCAACGCGATTCTCGATTCGCTAGGTGAGGCGGCGACGGTCGAGCAGATCGAGTACGCATTGCGGGACCACATCGGGCGTGAGGTGCTTGCCGTGCTCGCGGACCGCGCTGAGTCGGCGGGAGCGGGAAGCATCACGGAGATCACCTCGGACGATGCTTCGGTCACGATCACCGACCCCACCGGCCCTGTCGTCGACCTGTCCGCAGGCGGGGGAGCAGCCGTTGTTCAGCTCGCAACGGCAACACTGACCGACGCGCAGATCAAGGCGCTCCACACAACGCCCGTGCAGGTTCTCGCGGCCCCTGGCGCAGGCAAATACATCGCGGTCATCGCGGCCCTCGTCGCGTGCGACACGACCGCCGCGAGCTACACGAACGTCAACTCGGTCCAGGGCGAGCTCCTCCTAGAAACGGTGACATCGACGCGGATAGGGGTGCTGAAGGTCGACGAATACGCGGATCTCTTTACCTGGGGCGGGCAATTGGCGTACCAGCTCGGGCCGCTCACGTCTTTGGAGTGGGTGACCGGCCCCCCGGCTCGCATGACGCAGCCACCTTTTAGCCTCGATGACAACGCCGACACCGCGCTTCAGCTCAACGTCAACAACAGCAGCAACGGCAATTTCACGGGCGGCAACGCGGCCAACTCGCTGACGCTCACTCTGCTCTACATGGTCTTGGACGTCTGATGGCTGTCACCGCCCACGCGAGCGGCACCCCTTTTCCTTTCCAATCCGGCCCTGCGGCCACCCAACGACCCGCCTAAGAAGGAGACACTGTGGCTAACTTCGTTTTCAACATCGCAAAAGGCCGGATCGTCGAGTTCTATAACCGCGTTGAAAGCGATGACCCGACGAACTCGGCGCTGATCCTCGTGCCGTGTTCTGCGTCGGACTCAGAGGCGAACGCGCAGGATGCCGACACACTGACTGCCGCACTTGCGACGGCGATCAACGAGCAGACGGGCGGCAACTGGGTGCGGAAGACACTCACCGCCGTCGAGCTCGCGGCGCTGCCGGCTCCGAACGACACCGACAACCGTTATGACGTGGCTCTACCTCAGGTGACGTGGACATCCCCGACGGCGGGCAGCGACACCACGGGGCTGCTCGTGTGTTACGACGCGGATACGACGGGCGGCACGGACGCGAACATCATCCCGTTGACCCACCATGATTTCGCCGTCACCGCGGATGGCAACAACGTCGTGCTGAACTCCGGGGACTTCTTCCGAGCCTCCTAGATGGCCGTCTCGATCCCCTCAGTCGGCAGCACCTCGGAAACCGCGTCGAACGTCGCCACCCCGACTACGCTCACGCCCGGGCTTCCGGGCACAAGGGCGGTCGGCGACATCCTGCTCTGCGCCACTGTCTGCCGGTCCGGCACCCCGACCGTCTCCTGCTCGACCTCCGGATGGGTCGAACTCGCGAACGTCTCGGGCACGAACGGGAGGCTCGCTCTCTACGCCTGCCTCGTCACAGGCTCGGAGTTGGCCGCACAGCCTGTCTGGGCGAGCCTGACGACCGGCACCAGCGGAACGGGGGCGAGCGCCCAGATCGCGGCGGTGCGTGGCCTCGACTTCAGCCAGGCGCCGCTCACCGGGCTCCTGCACCAATTGAGCGCCGCCCAGAACCAGGCGGCGTCGACAACGATCCAGGCGATGGGCGCGACCATCACGCCGACGAAGGCGAACTCGGCGATCTTCTCGATTGCTGTCCGCCAGGACAACGATGTGACGGACGGGAACTGGCCGGTGATCGCGACCGCGAACAACATCACCTGGGCGAAGGTCGCCGCCGTCCTGAACTCGGGGTCGGGCGCAGATCACGCGCAGTCGTTCCAGTGGGGTCAGCAGGGGGCGGCGACGGCGATCGCAGCGAAGACGGTGACCGTGACCGCAGGCTCGTCGGATGCTTCCTCGGCGATCCTCGTTTCGCTGCTGACGGCGACCGCGAAGACGCTCGGGGCGGCCACGTCGGCCGGGGTGGCGCAGGCTCTCTCGCTAACGCAGGCCGCGCAGTCGAAGACTGTGACGGCCGCGACCGAGACGGGAGCGGCCCAACCGCTCGACTACGAGATCGTCGCCTCAGACCAGCAAAAGACGATCACGGCGGCCACCGAGACGGATGCAGCCCAGGCGCTTTCGCTTACCCAGGCGGCTCAGTCGAAGACCATCGGGCAGGCGGTCGAGACCGACGCGGCGCAGGTCTTGGCGTTCTCGCAGGCCGCCCAGAGCGCCTCGATCACCTCCGCCACCGAGACGGACGCCTCGCAGGCCGTCAGCTCGAGCCAGACTGCACAGTCGAAGTCGCTCGCTTCAGTGGCGGAGACGGACGCCGCGCAGGCGCTCGCGCTCACTCAGAGCCCGCTCGAGCCCACCCTCACCCCGGCCGAGGAAGCGAATGCGGCACAGGCGCTCAGCATCACGCAGGCCGCGCAGGAGCGAACGCTCGGCCCCGCCGCGGAGAGCGACAACGCGACCGCGATCTCGCATGGCGCTGACATTCACGCCAGCCTCACGCCCCCGAGTGAGACCGACACGGCACCCCCGCTCGCGTTCACGCAAGGGCCGGCGCAGACCGTCTCGATCGGGTCCGCCTCGAGCAGCAGCGTCGCCGTGGCACTCAATTACTCGAAGGCACCGCTCACCCGCACCCTCACCGCCGCATCCGAGATCGACACCGCCACCGCCCTCAACACCGCAGGCGGCAGTTTCACGATCCTGCCAGCGACGTCGACGAACATGGCGCTCGCGCTCGACTACACGGGCGGATCAGGTCCGGTGGCGGTAACGGGCGATATTCGCCTCGGCCCGAGAGGGCAGCTCGTCGGTCCCACTACCGGAAGGATCGTGGTCTAGATGGGCCAGGTCGTCAGCTTCGCGGACTATCAGCCGCCGCCTCGGTTCGATGCTCTCTCCTGGACGGAGGCGCGGATCTACGAGATGGCCGCAGCAGACTCGGAGGAGGCGGACTGGACGCTGATCGACACGATTGCGCTGAGTCCGGACGCCGACCCGGCCGATCCCGCCTACAGGTCATTCACGACGCAGGAGGGAACGGACGTCGAACTGTGGTATCGGGTGACGTTCGCGGACGCGGACGGCGACACGGCCTCGCCGACGGTTGCGGTGCAGAACACGGCTTCGGCAGTGATCCCGTATGCGACGACCGAGGAGTTCTTCCGGATCATCAAGGTCCGCAGCCCGAGCGCCGAGCAGGAGACCGCGGCGGAGCGGGTGCTGCTCGCGGCGGCTGGTGAGATCAACGCGGAGATCGACCTTGCCTCCGATGAGGGGCTCGCGGGTTGGCAGCTCTCGCTTGCGGCCGAGGTGAACCTGGAGCGGGCGGTGGAGCATTGGCGGCAGCAGGAGTCTCCGTTCGGGCTGGTCGGGTTGGGGCCGGAGATGCCTGCGGAGCGGACGGCGCGCGATTCATGGGAGCGCCATGCCCATAAGCTCGCGCCGATCAAGTCGCAATGGGGGCTAGCCTGAGATGGCGCAGGCGGGTCTCCTTGACGTGATGGACGAGATGGCCGATCAGATCCGCACGGCTCTCGTCGCGGTCACCGACGTCGACGTGCAGGTGGAGCCGCGGATGGTGCTGAACCCGACGCCACCGTGCATCGACATCTACCCCGGCGACCCCCCACGCGACCGCGACAGCGCCGCCTTCCACCCAGGGGACGACGAGGGCTACTTCATCACCGTCCGCGCCCGTGTCAGCACCGCCGACAACTTCGCCGGCCAGGACCTCTTGCTCGCGTTCGTTGATCCAACCAACGACCTGTCGATCGGACAGGCGCTCTATGACGACACCAGCCTGAACGGGTACGCGAACGACCTCGACATCGTCGCCCAAACCGGCTACTCCCTCTTTCCGGATCCTGGTGGCGAGGGTGCGCTGCTCGGCTGCCAGTGGACGGTGCGGGTTCTCCCGGTGACGAGCTGATGGCGGTCATGGTCGACACGCTCCCGGTCGCGCTCGAGGTCGACTGCCCCCACGACCTCTGCCAACGGTTCGTCGTGCCGCTCTTCGAGCAGATGAGCGAAGGGAAGTTCGACCTGATGGCCGCGATGCCGCTCCCCTCGAGCATCGACGACTGGGCCGCGGAGCATCGGACCGCCCGGAAGCGGGCGAACGGCGCTGTCCGGCGCGGCTACACCTTCCACGTGGTGAACCGGGAAGACCACGCCGATGAGCTGTACGCGATCAACACGAGCGCGGAGCGGCGGCAGGGCCGGCCGATGAGCGAGTCGTACACGAAGCGGTACGAGTATTCCCCGCTCCCCGTCTACCCGTGCGAGCGGCACCAGGTACGTACCTACGGCGTGAAGGACCCGGACGGCCGTCTCGTCGCCTACCTCTGGCTGTACGTCGCCGGCCAGTTGCGGTTGTGCTCGTCGATCATCGGGCACGCCGCCCACCTCAAGAACAACGTGATGTACCTCTTGTTTCGTGGGATGCTCGAGCACGAGCTCGCCCGCGACCCCGACGGCGTCGTCATGTACCACCGTTGGGACAACGGGACGGACGGCCTCCGCTTCTACAAGGGGCGAGTGGGGTTGCGGGAGACGGCGATCGGGTGGCGACCGTGACCGTCGCCTATCCCACGCTCGAGCATGTCGCCCAGGAGGCGCGCCCGTACCCAACCGAGTTGCTCAAGGGCGCGGAGACGGGTCTGTGCTTGTTCTCGGCGGCGTTCATGGGCCACAACGACGTGATCCACTTCGCGCTCGAGGACGTCCAGACGACGTGTGTGGATATCGACGGGGAGAAGCTGGCGGCGCTCCGCGCTCTGTACCCGGCCGACTGGGATTTTCTTTGCCGGGACGCGTGGGAGCTTGCGGCCGAGGCGGCGGCGGAAGGCACCAGCTGGGACGTTGTCTCCGCGGACACGTTCCGGGGGAACGCGACCGAACGCTCGCTGTCCGACCTGAGCGTCTGGTGTCGGATCGCGAACCGGGCCGTCCTAGCAACCCTTGAGATCGGCCAGACCTACGTTGTCCCTGACGGCTGGAAGGCCAGCACGTTCCAGCGGAACAGCGAGGTCTTCTGGCTGATCCTGACGAGGGACGGGTCGTGAACCGCGTTCGTCCGTTCACTCGCTCGGACCTAGATGAGCTCGGCGAGTTCTTCGAGACCACCCACGCGGTCGTGTCGATGCGGGAGGTGTTCGCGGGCAACCGCGACCCGCGCGTGGTGGCGCTCCGCCATGACGTCGACAACCATCCGGACGCGCTCGACACCGCTGTCGGCTTGGCGCGCTGGGAGGCTTCCTACGGGTGGCGGTCGACGTACTACCTCCTGCATACGGCGAGGTACTGGAAGGACGGGAGATGGCGAGCAGCGGCCGAGAAGATGGCCTTACTCGGCCACGAGATCGGATTGCATGTCGACGCGGTCGCCTACGCGCTCGAGCATGGCGGAGACCCCCACGAGATCGTCCATGAGGCGCTCGAGGAACTACGCGATGCCGGCCACGTGGTGACAGGGATCGTGGGGCACGGGAACCCGCTCTGCCACACCTCCGAGTTCGCGAACGACGAGCAGTTCCTCGAGTGCATCCGGCCGACGCTGGGTGAGCCAGATCGGGTTCTGCGTCATCGCGGTCGGACGTTGCAGCTAGACCCACGCCCGCTCGCCGACTTCGGTTTGCAGTACGAGTCGATCGGGTTGCGGCAGTACGAGGGAGTGGACGGGATCATGCACACCCGGGACGGGCAGGTCTACAACACGGATTCGGGCGGCAAGTGGTACTACCCGTTTGAGGACACGGTTGCGGAGTTCTGGGCGATCACGGACGGGCAGCTGCACTTGCTGATCCACCCAGATCATTGGAGCGCCGCGTTTGTCGCTGAGGAAGCGGCGGCATGACGAACGTCGTGGACTTCTACGAGCAGGGAGTCGCCATCTGCTTGGACGACAGCAACGGTGTGCGGCGCGAGTACGTGCCCCTATTCCTGCACGAGCGACTCGTGAACCTGCTTAGGGAGCGGCTACCGAAATGCTCGCGCTACGAGGCGGGCCGCGATCCTTTGTGTCCCTGTCACGGCCAGACGGCGGGACGACCCTAAATGCCCAGCTTGTGGTTTGTCGTCCCGGCCGCCGGGAGGCTCCGGCTCGCCCAAATCTGCCTCCGGCAACTCCGACGCACCTGCGACGCGCTCACCGCCGAAGGGATTGACGCCACAGCTGTCGTCATCGCCGACGACGCCAACCTCGAGACGGCGCGCGCGCTCGGGTTCGGGACGGTCACCCGCACCAACAGCTTCGTCAGTCGCAAGTTCAACGATGGCATCCAGTTCGCGCTCGACCCTAAGCACAACCAGCGGCCCGCCGACTACGTCGTTCCGCTCGGCAGCGATGACTGGGTCGACCACCGCCTCTTCCTCGACCTCCCCCCGCGCGACACGATGGTCGGGTTCCGGACGCTCTCGTTCGTCCGTGAGGACGGCGCTGAGATCACCACCACGCACCTCGACAACGAGGGCGGCTCAGGCATCCGCATCTACCCCCGCCAACTACTCGCGCCGCTCGGGTATCGGCCCGCCGACGAGGACCGCTACCGCGGCTGCGACACCTCGATCCTCGTCAACCTCAAGAAGCACCACGGCATCCGGATGCGAGTCGAGCACCGGCACCTTCACGACCGGCAGATCGTCGACTGGAAAAGCCCTGGCGAGCAGCTGAACTCTTACGCGGACATCTACGCGCGCCGGAAGTGTGTCGGCCAGTCCGATCCGTTCACCGAGCTCGCCGGCGTCTACCCCGTGGACGCGCTCGAGGAGATGCAGGCCCACTACGCCAGCTCGCTGGTGGCCGCATGAGTTTCTGCGAGTACGAGGTGACCGGGAAGCGGAACTACCGCGGTCACACGCCCGGAACCATCTTCGAGGCTCGCCACGACCCCGCCAAACAACGCGCGATCAACCGCGGCGACATCACGCTCATCCGTATCCACGAACCAGACGTCCCACCCGGGGCGACCTACCCAGACGGGTGGTTACCCCCACCCAAAAGTGCAGCACCCACACCCATCGAGGGCCGCGAAAGCGGCCCTCAGTCGTAGGAGGAGGGAAGAACGGTGGCCTACACCAAGCTCATCGCACGACACGACAAGATCCTGATCGACGACGTCGACGTGTCCAACTCGTTCAGCGAGTTCGGGTACACGTCGGAGCACTCCGAAGAGGACGTCTCGGGGTTCTCCGCGTCGGGGGTCGACGAGACGCTGCCGGGTTCGACCGCGCAGTCGTTCACCGGCACCGCTTTCTATACGGAGGAGCTCGCGCTCATCATCGAGCCCCTCCACCGCAACCGCACCGTCTGCACGATCTCGTGGCAGCCGAACGGGCTGGTCGACGCGACCCGCGAGATCTACTACGGCGAGTGCACGATCAACCAGTTCGGGCCGGCGAACACCCGCGGCTCCGTCTCGACGATGCCGTTCGCGGCTCGTCCTGCCGACGCGAACGGGATCCGCGTCACCGACTGGACGTAACAGGGGCCGCCCTCGCTCCTGGGGGCGTCTCCCACTTCGAGGAAGGGACTACGCGTGGCCGCTGAAACCGGATTCCTGATCGACGGCAAGGTCTACGAGGTGCCGTCTCTTGACTCGCTGACGATGGGTGAGCGGCGAGTGATGTACGAGCTCTGCGCGATCACCCAGGAGGACTTCGTTCGGGGCGAGGACGAGACCGACGAAGAGCATGAGGAGCGGGTGGCGAAGTTGATGCGCCATCCCGGATTCATGGAGTCCCTGATGCACGTCGCCTATCAGCGGGCGAACCCCGGCGTGAAGCGGGCGAAGGTGCAGATGGTCGTTGACGGGACGAACTACCTGGACGCGGTTGCGGCGATGGTGGCCGCGGAGGATGAGCCGGAGGATGAGCCGGTCCCTTTGGAGTCGACGAGTCTGCTCGACGGATCATCGCCGAGCGACTCCAACTCCTTGAGCAGCTCGCCCAGGCCGACGCCCGCCAGTGGTGGGACGGATTCCGGGGACGATTTGGGGCTACCGGACGGCAGCCCGCCGAATACTGGGACTACGAGGTCGGGCATATCCTCCCCGGAGTCACGCGTGATCGGGTCGGCAGCTTGACGCCGTTCGATCTGATGGGCGCGGTCAACCTCTTCGACGCGAAGTACCGGAACGAGGGTTAGTAGGTGCCGGTCGAGCCGCTTCATGTTGAGGGGCTGCGGGAGCTTGGGCGAGCGTTCCGGCTGGCGGACAAGGAACTCGCCAAGGAACTCAGGACCGCGTTGAAGACGGTAGCGGAACCGGTGCGGGTCGAAGCTCAGCACTTGGCGCTGACCGAGATTCGGAAAATGACGCTGCCATGGTCGGAGATGCGGGTGGGAGGAGGCGCGGCCAGGAGCATCTACGTCGCTCCGAAGTTGCGTGGCGTCAAGACGCGGGGGCGTGACCCTCGGCGGCGGCCCAACCTGTTTGACCTTCTCCTGACGCGCTCTCTCGAGCCGGCGTTGGTTCACAACGAAGGCCGTGTGGTGTTCGAGATGGAGAAGATGCTGGAGACAGTCGGCCGTAAGTGGGAGCGGGTGTAGTGGCTAAACGCGAGCTCGTAGTCCACATCCTTGGTGACGACAAGTCGCTTCGCCGTGCGTTCACGTCGTCTTCGCGGGGCGCGTCGAAGTTCGACAAGGACATGGGGAAGGTCACCCGCGGGGTGCTCGCCGGCTCGGGGGCGTTCCAGGGGCTCGCTCGTTCGGTGGCATTCGCGTCGTCGGCGTTCCTTGGTGGCGTCGGTCTTGCGGCGGCGATTCGTGGTGCGTTCTCGGAGCTGAACGAGTCGAATAAGGTCACCGCGCAGACGAATGCGGTGCTTCGTTCCACGGGCCAGATCGCCGGGGTGACCGCGCAGCATGTTGAGGCGCTCGGGAACGAGCTGCTCCGCAAGACAGGGATCGACGACGAGGCGATCAGGTCTTCTGAGAACCTCTTGCTGACGTTCACGAACGTCCGCAACGTGCTCGGCGAGGGCAACAACGTCTTCGACCAGGCGACCCGGGCGATCCTCGATATGAGCGCCGCGATGGACGGCGACCTTCAGGGAGCGACGATCAGGGTCGGGAAGGCGTTGCAGGATCCCGTCCGCGGCGTGCAGGCGCTCAGACGGGTGGGAGTCCTCTTTACAGACTCGCAAGAGAAGCAGCTCAAGGCGCTCGTCAAGACCGGCCGGACGATGGACGCCCAGAAGGTGATCCTGCGCGAGCTCAACCGGGAGTTCGGTGGGAGCGCGGAGGCGGCCGGGAACGTGCAGCCTTGGAATCGGTTGCGGCAGACGGTCGCGAACATCAGCGCCGAGCTTGCCCGCAGTCTCCTCCCTCAGATCACGGACACGGTCGAGCGGCTGCAAGCGTGGTTTGACAACACCCAGAACGTCGAGCGGATCCAGAGGGACTTCGCGACGGCTGTGCGGATCACGGCGGAGGTACTGCGGACGGTCAGAGACGCTGTCGTCGAGGTCGTCGACATTCTCGGCGGCTTGAAGAACACGCTGACGGTTCTTGTCGGGGCGTGGGCGGGATTCAAGGCGGCAGCCGTAGCGTCCGCGCTCGCGGCTTCGGCAGCCAACGTCGTTGCGGCCGGCGTCACCGCTTCAGCGTGGCGTGCCGCCCTGATCTCTACCGGTTGGGGTGCGTTCGCTGTGGCGGCCGGGATCGCTGCGACCTACGTGATCGCGAACTGGACGAAGGTCAAGGTGTTCTTCCAGAAGACGTGGATCGCGATCAAGGTCGGCGCGCTCCAAGCGGTCGCAGCGATCCTCGAGGCGTTCTCCCATGTTCCCGGTCAGATCGGCAGGGACGCATCGGCGGCGAGAGACGCGGTCCTCGCGAACATCGGCGGCTTGCGGGAGGACTTCTACAACCTCGGCGTCGACGCTGGCACGAACTTCTGGGTGGGAGTGTTCGCCGCACAGGACAAGGCGTTTCGGCAGGGCGGGAAACTTGGGGTCGGTCCGGGGATGACGCTGAGGATTCCGCGTGACCGGGCGACCGCCCCAGGGTTCCGTGCGACTTCAAGCGGCGGTGGTCTCTCGGCCGAGCAGCGCAACACGTTCTTCGACAACGACCTCGCACGGCAACTTGACCGTGTTCAAGACGCGAGCCTGCGTGAGCAGCTTAGGAAGCTGGCGGGGATCGAAAAGCTGATCGTCGCCCGGATCGCGAAGACCAGGGACATCACCCGGAAGCTGACGCTCGAGGACAAGCTGGTGCAGGTCCGACGGCAGGCGAAGGGTGTGCGGGCGCAACTTGCTGACATGGCGGCGGCGCACAAGGAAGAAATGAAGCAGCTGCGGGAGCGGCAGAAGGAGCTCGCGGAGCAGGCGCGGGAACGGGCCAAGCTCGCCGAGCAGACGAAGCAGTTCCGGGCGCTCGGGTTCGGTCCCGGTGGTGCCGAACTGATCCCCGGCGTCAAGGCGCTTCGGCGGCAACGCACCAACATCGCCGAGGCGCTCAAGGGGACGTTCCTCGACACGAAGAAGACCCGGTCGATCCTGAATCAGATCCGCAAGGTCCTCTCGGGCGGGCTCGGCAAGGTTGGCGCAGAAGTCAGGGCGAAGATCAAGGAGATGCTGGACGGGATCAACCAGCAGCTCAAAGATCACGCGCGCTCGACCACGAAGTTCCGGGCGATCGATACGAGCAAGTTCCTCGAGGGGATCACGGGGTTGACCGCCGATCAGAAGCGCGCGATTCGGGCGCGGCTCGCCCAGGTCGGGGCCGGAGGGAAGGTGCCGACGACGGGGCCGTCCGCGTTCGGGATCGGGCTCGCGGGCGGCGGGATGGTCAACAACTACAACGGCCCGATCACCGTCGTCGCGGACAACCCTGATGCGTTCGAGCGGGAGCTCGTCAAGAAGAGCCGGCGGCGCGCCACGCAGACGACCGGCCCGTTCGCCGGCAACGGCATGGGCTTTACCGGATGACCAACACCGACAAGGAGTAACGCGATGGCTTCGCAGCTCTACCCACTAGGCAAGAAGGCTCTGCTCGACGGGGACATCGACCTTCTCGTCGACAACCTCAAGATCCTTCTGATCGACACCGCCGACGAGACCTACAACGCGGCCGACCAGTTCCACTCGAACGTGACCGGGGCGGGGATCGTCGCCACCTCCGGCAACCTCGCGAGCAAGTCAACGACGGCCGGGGTATTCGACGCAGCCGACATCACGATCACCGCGGTCTCCGGCGACACGATCGAGGCGATCATCCTCTACAAGGACACCGGCGTCTCCGGCACCTCGCCACTGATCGCCTGGTTCGACGTCTCGACGTTCACCCCCACGGGAGCTGACGTTCTCGTGACCTGGAACGCCTCCGGCATCTTCGCGATCTAGCGGCGACTGATGGCGGTCGCCTACGTCACCGGGTTCGGCCAGGTTCAGGCTGCTGGCTCAACCTGGACGATCACGAACTCAGGAGGGTTCGCCGATGGCGACCTGCTGTTGCTTGCGCTCGCGACCGACAGCGCTCACACGATCTCATCGGGCCTTTCGGGGTGGACGCAGGTCGGGACGACCCAGACCGACGCCGGCGTAGACTCGTCGCTGTCCGTCTTCCGCAAGATCGCTGCGTCGGAAGGCGCGTCTTGGTCGGTGACGTTCGGGACGGGTGAGACGGGCGCCTCCTATCTGATCGCCTACTCGGGAGCCGACCCGACGACACCGATCAACGACGACGCGCAGGGGTCGCAGTCCGCGGTGACGGCGATCGCGTCGCCGTCGATCACGCCGAGCGTCCCGAACTGCATGATCGTCCATATCGTCGGGGCCGACCCGATCGGGTCGAACACCGCGACGCCGGACACGTCTCCGGTCGCAACGGAACGCGCCGACTTCAGCTCGACCTCGGTCGGCTGGATCTACATTCAGGAGTACCTCCAGGGTGCGGCAGCGACGATCTCGCTGGACGCGACCGCGGCAGCGTCGGACAACTACAACTCGTTCATCCTGGCGATAGCGCCGCTGTCGCCCACGATCGTCGCGCCGTTCATCGCGTCCGCCACGACGGTCTACGTGCCGACGCTCGTCAACCAGCAGGTCGATGCGCCGTTTATCGCGAGCGCGACCAGCGTATTCGCGCCGACTCTGAGCGCACCGGGGATCGCTGTCCCGTTCATTGCGGCGACCACAACCCTGTTTGCGCCGACGCTCGCCAACCAGGAGATCGGCGTCCCGTTCATTGGCGCTGCGACGGTGGTGTATGCACCGACGCTTGTGGCCGTCTACCCGCGGGAGGGGGTGCAGATCGGGTTCGACGACAGTCTGTTGGCGGTGAACCCTGCCTGGACGCGGATCGACGAGCTGGTGCGCGTGTCTCGGTGGGAGATCCGCCGTGGCCGGCAGAGCGAGCTCGATAAGACGGGGACCGCGGAGGCGACGATCTTTGTGAACGATGTCGACGGCTATCTGGATCCGGCGAACGCAGGGTCGCCGTGGTACGGGAAGCTTGATGGGCGGCAGGTTTCTTTGTCTCGCTGGAATCCGTTTACGTCAAGCTGGAGCCCGCGGTTCCGGGGTTACATCGAGGAGTACGGGTACGACCTGCATCCATCACAGGTGAAGACGGAGGTCGCGATCCGTTGTGTCGGGTTCATGGACTACTTGGCGGGCGCGGAGATGGCGCCAGGGCAGGCGGGTTCGCCGCCGCCGGCGGGGTCTGAGGGCAACATCTTCTACGAGGATGCCGAGGTTGACGATCGGCTGTACGAGATCATCGGCAACTCAGGATTCCCGCCCGAACTAACCGTCATCTTTTCCGGGAACGTGGTTGTGCAAGAGTCGATTTACGACCCCGGCTACTCGTTTCTCGCGGCTTTGCAGGATGCGGCGGACGCCGAGTTCCCTGGTGTCGCCAACTTGTACGAGGACAGGTTCGGCCGGATCGTCTTCCACGGCCGTCACGCCCGCTTTGACCCCGACACGGTCGCGGCCGACGCTGGCTCGGACGCATGGGACTTTCGTCGCTGGTCGGCGGGGGACGCCGCAGGACTCGTCATCGACCCCACTGCCGCCCAGGTGCGGCCCCCAGTCAACTACGACCGCTCACTCAAACTCGTGATCAACGCTGCGCTCGCCACCCCGCTCGGGATCGCCGAAGAAGACATCGAGGCGCAACTCTCAACCGACGCCCCCTCAATCGCCGACTTCGGCATCCGCTCCTGGTCAGCACCAGACCTCCGCATCCTCGAGCACAAGACGAACGGGAACACCGGCCTCCAAGAGACGAAGCTGATGGCCGACTACTACGTCCAGAACTACAAGGAGCCGCGTACCCGGCCACGCGCGATCACCTTCAAGCCGCTGCTACCCAGCGACCCCCGTGCCGAGGCTACATGGGCGCTCATGTGCGGCATCGACATCAGCGACATCGTCTACCTCTACATCACGAGTCCCGGTGGTGGCGGGATCGACGGTGAGTTCTACGTCGAGGGGATCACCGAGTCCGCCCGGATCGGCCGCCCGGACTTCGAGTTCGGGGAGGTCACGATCGACGTCAGCCCCACCGCCTACTACGAGACCGACGTGTTCGACGATGTCTAGATTCATCCTTCCACGCCACGCCCGCACCCACCTCCCAGGCGGCTCCGATCCGTTGGCGCTCGCGTTCGCTCTCGGTCTCTCTTGGGCGTATGGCGCATATAGGGCCGTCACCATTCCGAGCAGCACGTTGTCGACGTCTATGGAGTTCGAGTATTTCGCGACGAACGAGGCGGACGACTGGGTGCTGGACGCGACGAACGGCCGGATCGAGAGCGAGCTGTCCGGAACGTTCCTCGTCATCTCTGCGCACAGGGTTCTCGGTCTGGCCGCGGACGCGATCCCACTCACGACACAGGTCACTGGGTCATGGGCGACACTCGGCCCCGGCCTGAATGAGCATTCCAACTTTTCGTTCGGTAACCCGCAAGCGTTCGGCTATGTGCCGGAGGACAGCATTAGCGGGGACGGCGTCTGGAGGCCGAACGAGATGGGCCTGACGAGTGTCCGTGGCGGTGGCGCGGTCGGCTACTTCAACACTGTCAGCCAGGAGTCGGGCGAGAACATGCAGGCCTACGGTCAGATGGTCGTGATCCAACTGAGCGAGAACTATGACGAGGAAGACTTCGACGTGACCCCGGGCACGTAGTCCCGGCCCCTCCATGAGCAGATCTAACCCACCCAATCGAGGGAGGCGCACGCATGGCCGTTAGCAAGAGCGAGCTCCTGTGGCGCGAGTGGTTCCTCGGCGAAGGACTGTTCAAGGGCGACCGCCGCGACCCCGCCCGCCGTGCGGAGACCGGGGCGCCAGCGAAGATCCCGCTCGAGTGGTGGAAGCGGCTGGAGGCGTTCCTCGCGCGCCGATCCGACTACAGCGAGCCCGGCCGGAAGGGCGACACACCAGGGCCGATCGCGCCCCGTCCACCGGGGCAGATCAGCCCGCACTTCAACGTCAGCGAGTTCGACTGCCACGACGGTCGCAAGGTTCCCGCCATCGCCATCCCGGCCCTGACGAAGCTCTGCCTCGTCTACCTCGAGCCGATGCGAGTGTCGTTCGGACCCTGCCATGTCCTCAGCGGCTACCGGCCCGCCGACTACAACGCCCGGATCGGCGGAGCGAAGTATTCGCAGCACATCTACGAACTTACCCAGGATTCGGTCGCCGCTGATCTTGTCTTCCGGACTGGGTCACCGGCGTTGTGGGCGCGGCTCGCGGATCAGCTCGGCGCCGGCGGGGTCGGCCGCTACGACCAGAGCGGGTTCGTCCACGTCGACAACCGTCCGGAGCGCGCCCGGTGGACGGGATAGCACGATGTCCGAACAGGGGTCAGGGAACGGCTGGTCGCGCTACGAACAGCAGGTGCTCTACCGGCTCGGCGAGCTCGACCGGAAGATCAGCGAGCTCGACGACAAGATGCACAACCGGGTCGCAGGGGTCAGTGGCCGCATCCTCGAACTGCAACGCGACATCGACCACCGCGTCGAGGCATTGGACGACCGGATGGACAACCGGATCAGCGGTGTCCAGGCGCGGATCAACGAATTGCAGACGGCGGAAATCGGTGACCTCAAGACCGAGGTCGCCCTGTTGAAGTTGAAGGCCGGCGTCTGGGGGGCGGTGGCGGGGATGCTGCCGGCGACCGTCCTGATCCTCTACCAGCAGGCGACGGGATCTTGACTCCCCTGTCTCATCTGTCGCCTCGGCGGCGGGCGATCCTCACGTTCGGCGTCCCGTCCGCCCTCCTCCTGCTGATGCTCGGGATGGTGCTCGCGGTGATCATCGTCGAGGGGAACGCGCGGGAGCGCGATCGGATCATCGCCCGCTACGTCCTCTGTCGGGAGCTCGAGTCGGTGAAGCACGCGCAACGGCTCGACCTGACCGCGAAGATCAGGGAGTCGGAGGAGTTCCTCGAGGACAACCCAATGGGAATCCCGGGGGTGCCTGCTCTGAACGCGACCGTGATCCGGCGGGGGATCCGGCGGAACGAACGACTGCGGGCGTCTTTGGCGCCTTACCCGCGGGGGTGCGCGGCGTTCGCCCGCGACCCGACGAAGCTGCACGTCGACGTCCCCGAAGTGAAGGAGTGACCGTGAGCCTGCTCGACATCCTGCTGATCCTCGGAATCATCGCCCTCGTCCTCTTCATCGTCAGGAGCCTCTGATGTTCAACACCGTTGGGGCACGATTCGCCCTGCGCGCCACCCTTGTCGGGGTCGGCGCTCTCCTCTCGAGCCTCGCCGCCAGCACCTACGGCAGCGACCTCCAGCTCGGCGAGGTCATCCTCGCCCTCTCCTCCGGGTTCGGGGCTGGTCTCGCCTACGCCGGGATCGGCGGGGTGAGCAAGAGCGTCGAGCCGAACGTGGGGAACAAGTGAACGTGCGGCCCAACGGGCGGGTCGAGCTCTACCAGGACGAGAGCCTGGAGTGGCGGTGGCGTCGGCGGGTGCTGAACGGGAACGTCGTCGCCGACAGCGGTGAGGGGTACTCGCGGGCGATCGACGCGAGGGTGATGGCGGAGAAGCTGTTTCCCGGACTGCCGATCGTCACGGACGGCGAGGAGGTGGGAGGCGAGTGACCGACGTCTCTCGTCTCCAGCCGCTCGCCGAGGCGATCAGCACCTCGAGCAGCCGGATCCGAGCCTGGGCGCTCGAGCAAACGCGGGTGACGGTCGAGCAGGAGGGGCGGCTGCGGAAGCTCGAGGCCGTCCCCACCCCGGCACCCACGCCCGCCCCGACCGGCTGGCCGAAACGAGGGATCAGCCCCGGTTACAAGATCCTCACCCGCTCCGACGCCGACCAGGCGTTCGAGCTCGACCAATGCCAGCAGGTCGGCGCCCAGTTCGTCCGCGTCGACAGCAACCCCGGCAACCAGGCCCTCGTCGACCGGATCGTCCCCAAGATCCTCGCCCGCAACCTGGAGCCCATGCTGATCCTCCACGGTTCCAGCCTCGCCTTCACCCCCACCGTCGCCGCCGACTTCGCCCGCGCCCAGGGGTCGAAGTGGCTGGGCAAGGTCAGGCTCTTCGAGTTCTGCAACGAACCCGACTGGGGCAAGAACTGGACGCCCGAGAGCTACACCGCCGCCCTCCGCGGCGCCTACCCGGCGCTCAAGCAAGCGAACCCCGACGCCCGCCTGATCGCCGGCGCCCTCTTCAAGTGGACCGACCAGCCCGGAGCCACGATCGAATGGGTGAAACGGATGTACACGGCCGGCCTAAAAGGCAACATGGACGCGCTCTCCCTGCATCTCTACGACGACCCGATGGAGCGCGGCTCCTGGAACATCTGGGACTGGGCGTTCCTCTGGAACCCGTCGATCCGGTCGATCATGGACGCCAACGGGGACACGCACATCCCGATCTGCTCAACCGAGAACGGCGGCAGCGTCACCCGCTACGGGGAGGCACGGCAAGCTCAGATCGTCAGCAACGACTTCAAAGCGCTGACCACCTTCCCGCTTCTCTTCCAGACCGTCTACTCGATGATGGACGACGACGTCCCCGGGTTCG